TGAACACTTCAGAGTCTTACCAGCGTAGTAGAAATCTGAGGTTCCAAAACCTTTGGTTGGTCTTCCGATCAACTTACGGTTTGTCTTTGGATCCCAACGTTCAACTGGAGGATCAAACTCGAAGTCTGGTACAAATTGAAAATCTGAAGGATAAAACTTAAGATGTTGTAGTCTCATAATTTCTCCTCAATGAGTTTCGTACCAGTCGTTTCCAATCTTAGCTTCCGCTGCGACAGGAATACGAACACCAAGAAACTCTCCAGCTTCTAGTGCAGAGTCTACAGCAATCTTGGATACCAACTCAGCATGTTCCTCTTTGACGGTGATCTGTTGCTCGTCGTGAACAAACGCTGAAATCCAAAAGTCTTTGCCGTTTACTAGTCCCGCTTTCTCACAGTTCTTCTCAGTAGTAACTACCCACTGTTTAGCTATGATAGCTGCGGCACCTTGAAGTAGACTGTTGATCGCACCATGACCAGATCGAACTGGTAACTTACGACCATCTAAAGCAAGAACATAACCACGCTCTGAAGCCTTCTTAACTTTCTCTGAGAACGTACCAAATGCTGGCAAACTTGTGAAGAATTTCTGCTTCATCGATTTACCTTCTTTGGTTCCACCACCTACGATGGCTCCCATCTTAGCATCGCCTGCTCCATATAGGAGTGCGTATGTGAAAGTCTTAGCTACGTCGCGGGACGGTAGACCTGCTGCTTCCATTGTGCGTGTGTGTACATCACCATGCATAATCTCATTGGCATAATCACCATTGTCATATGCTGCTAGATAATGTGCCAAGCAACGCAATTCGATACCAGACAAATCCACACCAACTAGTTTGTAACCACCAGGTACTGTGAACAACTGACGGATCTCTTTGCCGTATGGTTTACGAACAGAAGGAATCTGTGCCATGTTAGGATAGCTATGAGTAGCACGACCTGTATGTGCACCATTAACATTCATACGACCATGGATGCGACCGTTGCGAACTAAACGCAACCAAGCATTAGAACCTTCACCTAACATACCAATACGCTTCTCTAACATAAAGTAGACAGCAAGCTTCTTGGCTTCGGGATAGTCGAGAGCGTTTAGAATTTCTTCGTTGATCTCAGCTTTCCCACTAGGTGTAAATTCTGTAGGTTTCCAGTCGTAGTTCTTCTTGAACCAGTACGCAATGTGATCTCGAGATGACGGATTGAACTCAATGACTTGGTCTTTGAGTGGTTTGCCTGTCTTCTCAGATGTGCGTTTGATAGTTCGAGTAGGGAACACTGTCACGAGACTCTTGCGAATCTCCTCGCGTTGTTCTGCCAGATCGGCATACATTTCGGAGGCAGCTTTCTCGTTGAATGTGAAACCATTAATCTCCATGCGAACAGCTGTCTGTTGCATCTTAGTTTCAATCTCGAGTGCTTTTGGTGATATGTTCTGAGACACTAGATACTTATACAGTTGTACAGTGGTCTTGTTGTCTTGAATACAATACTCTAACATTTCAGGGGAGTAAGTTTGCCAGTCTCCAGCATCGAAGTCGCCTTTATGCTCTCCGATCCTTTGACCCCAAGCCTTCAGTGTGTGCGAACCATACATTGCTGGTTCTAGACCTACAGGCTTTACTCTGAAGTCGTGATTCCTGATATCTTGATATGCTAACTTCGCCATAATCAAAGTGTCGCTAAGCTTCACTTCGGGATTTGGCTCCCACTTGAATAGTTTGTTTAGAACAGGGATGTCATAGTCAATAATGTTATGACCCACTAGTTCTTCTGCTTGTGATAGCAGTTTGAGACCTTCTTTGATCTCCATGTCACCAACATAACTATTAATCTCGTCAGTGTCCACGTTATGGATTACCATACAGTGTGCTTTTGTCACCTGTAGATATAATCCATTAGTCTCAATGTCAAATGCTAATTTCAATACGTTCTCCTAAAAGAGTAACTGTTGTCTAAAATCCATCTATAGAATCTACTGCTACTGTGTAGTTTGAGAGTCGTCCAGAGAATGGGTCGTATGACATCTTGCCACACTTACCTACTTCGCCTGTGAATCGATTCTTCAACACACGGATGGTTGTTACGTTTGCATCTCCATTGTCTGATTGTTGATTTCTTTCGAGACCAATCACCATGTCTGAGAGCTGTCCAATCGCTGCTGATCCTCGCAGTTGAGACAAAGAAGTCTCAGCTCCGTTCTCATGCCCTTCGCCCATAGGTCTGCGAAGATGTGACACCAGAATCAATCCGATACCTGTCTCTTCAACCAATGTGCGTAACATAGTCATAGCGTTGTCAATCATGCGTCGTTCGTCGCCATCACCTAAACCAGAAACTAGAATGGACAAGTGATCTAGGATCACCCATTTACACTCTAAACCTCTAGCCATGAATCGAACTTTGTTCAACATGTTCTCAACTTCAGATGAACCGAAGTGATCATACATAAACAAATTGTCGTTGGCGATGATCTTGTCGTATGCCTTACGGAATTCCTCAGGAGTGACACCTGCACGACTGATATGTAAAGGTCTGTTCAACTCAATACCCATCAATCCTAAAGCTGTCCTACGAGGATTCTCCTCTAGCATAATCATGCCGACCTTCTCTTCTTTCTTGATGAGGTGACATGCTAACTCACGAACGAATGCAGATTTACCTACACCCGAACCAGCAGTTACAGTGACAAGTTCTCCCTGTCGTAAACCACGGGTTATTCTGTTGAGTCCTTCGAATGGGTAGTCGACGGTGGAGATTACATCTTCTCTACTGACAACGTCCCACAGATCTTTACCAGACACAATTCCATCTGGTCTGTAGGATTGTGCACCCCACATTGCATCTTGAAGATCCTTGACTCTACCAGCCATGAGCATCTCATTCGCATCTTTCATAGGCAAATGAGCAATCTTACATGTACCAGGTTTCAGAAGTTCTGCGCATTTCTTTGCAGCTTCTTGACCAGGTTCATCCATGTCGAACATGATAATGATTTCTTCAAATCGCTCAAGCCAATCTAGATTCTGACGAAAACATCTGACAGCTCCCTGTGCACCATTAGGTACAGAGACAACTGGCCACTTGTTTCCTTGAACCTGCGACATAGACAATGCGTCGATCTCACCTTCAGTCACAACGATCTTACGACCGATCAACTTTTGGTTCTGACCGAAGAATGGTAACTTAGCACCATTACCGATGATCTCAAAGTTCTTCTGTTGGTCTTTCAACTTGACAGCGATCAACTCGCCATCTTTGTAGTATGGGAACGCTTGTACGACTTTGCCGTTGTGCTTCCCTACTTTAACTCCAAACTTCTCTGCTGTCTCCAATGAAATGGATCTGGCAGATAGAGGCTTCACTGTCCACTCTAAGAATGGCTTCAGTGATTTCTCAACTTCTTTCTTTGATGCTGCTTTCTCTACGCCACCTGTAGCATTTTTATGGATGCCACAAGCGAAACAGTAGGTGTGCTGATCTGCATACACAGCGTTAGCGTCTGAACTCCCACACGCATCACACGAGGTGTGGTGTAGAAATTCTGCTTGTTCTTTATCTTGCATTTAATTCTCCAAGTTAGAAACACTCTAACCCACTCGTAAGAATGGGCTAGGTAAATCAACTTTTCTTTGGTTCCAACAGCCATGCATCTGGAATAAATCTATCAGCATATAAGAATCCGTGCTTGTCGCACCAATCCGCATATGTAGTCTTAGAGGCTTTGCTGATCTTAGATCGAGAGCCTGTGAATACAAATCTGATATCTAAGTCTGGATGCTGTTCCTTGATCAGAAGGTGCTTCTGACGGTCATCGACCATAAAGCGACCCTTCGTCTCAATTATAATGCCATTGTGAAGGACAAAGTCTGGAGTGTAACGACTTGCTTTCGCTGGCTTTAGATACTTGATAGTGATGTTCTCATACTCAAATGGGATTTCCATCTGTGTCAATTGCTCAGCTATCTTCTCTTCAAGTCCAGAGCGAAATCCATATCGCACTCCAATTTGCTTAAAACTCTGCTTCTTCGCCTTCATTCAGAACTTCCTTCTTGGTGGGAGTGCTATCAACGTCATCTTCTACTGTGAAGCCTTCGCCTTCATCACCAAACAAGGACTTATTGCCGAACTCTACGAGCTCGATAATCTGAACAGCGTTCAAGTACAGTGCGACACCTGTGTTGATGCCTTTGTCGTATGGGTTGATACTAGCGTTCACCTTGACGATAGAACCGCCACCAATCTTCAAGTCATCCGTATTCTTGATCGGTTGACCTTTAGAGTTGAACAGGCGAGGTAGGTTCTTAGATTTGAAGGTGATAATCGTGTTACCCTCTTCGTCTTCTTTGAATGGGAAAATTGCTTTTGCAATCTTCTTGTTCCCAAACTCATCTGTGAACTTCTCTCGAACCTTGTCACAGAACTCTTGCACTTCTTTGTCATCACTGGGAACAGATAATGAAATCTTATAGACTCCCTCAGGACTCCATTTAGTATCTGGTCGTGTAAGCCATGGGTACATTGCAATGCCCTTGGGCGATGTGATTCTTTCCAAACGATCTGCCATTTATTGATTTCCTCTCGAATAATGGTAAAGCATAAAAAGCCCAACCTAGTCGTTAGTTAGGAAGGGCTGTGGATTAAGCAAACAGTTGACGAAGCTGAACAGCTGTCTCTAAGTTTGCTCGTTGAACGCTAGTTAGTTTAGCTTCTTGGTCTCGTGTACCAAACGGTAACGAGTAGAATGCCTTACCACCACGCATTGTAGTGAACACTTTATGACCACGCTCACGAAGTTGAGATACAACTTGTGGGACATGCTTCACATTGTATTTCTCAGCGATCTCACTGGCTGTTACACCGATGACTGGGTCTGCACCCATGATAGCTTTGATTACGAAGTGTTGATTCTGTGACATAGTATTACTCCATTTCAGGTTGAGACGTATACACCATGTATGTTGTCTAATACCGCATCTCTGCGGTTTCGTCCATTGAGGACTCGTCAGTTAGACTAGGGGTGGGCGATCGATCACGATGTGTGAACCAGCACCAGCTACGACGGTAGAATCTGCTTGGGCAGTTGTCGAAGTGGTGGTAGTAGAGTTGTTGTTATCATCGTCCTCGTCAGAGCTCTTCATGCCTGTGTAATCAGTTTTGAAGTGCTTGTTCAGAGCATCAAGTTTGCCTTGATATTCATCGACGATTTTGAGTTCTTTCTCAATCGCGTCCATAAGATCAGCATGATCGGGAATCGAAAGAGGATTCGACAGAATAACTTCCACATTCATGGCATGTTTTCTGATGTGTGCGTCGTAGTGTGCACGACTCGCGAAAATTAATTTATTTCTTATACTCATAGTGTTAACTCCTAAAGGATGTTAAACTACAGGAGGATTCGACTCAGGATATCGATATAGTTTGATTGTGTCTGAGACCACGACTCTCCCGAGTGGTGGTTTCGCCTATTGAAGGCTCTTCAGTCAGACTGATAAATGAGAAGGATGTACCTTCTCTTAACTGAGGCGTCAGAGCTATGCGAATGCATAGTGAGACTTAGAGGTATTTCGTAGGTCTAGCGATCCTCGTTTGGGAGGAGGTAGAACCTTCGATCTCTTGTTCTCTGGCAATGCTGCAAGAACTCTGTTGTGCAAATCTTGGAGTGGGTCCCAGTTCTCATAAAGTTCCACGAATGTATCCTTTACGATAGCGGAGAATTGCTCCATGTCGGACGGTAGGCAACTGAACGAATCGTGAATCAATAGGAATTGGTGTATTCCAGATTCTTTCGCTGTCAGTGCTGCCATCTGCAAGTGAGTTGCATCACAACTGTGTACAAAGTTCGGAGACATAGATGTTCTTTGTTTACTTGGAACTAACTTATCCGTATAACCATAAACAAATCGATTGCGAATGCGTCTACCTTTTACAGTGACATTCAACTGAGTTTCCTTCACCTTATAGTAGGCATTGTAGACTGGGAACGACAACGGTGTGAACCATGTGATAGGAAGATTCTCCTTCGCCATAATTCCTGCCAAATGCTGTAACCAATCCATAACTTCCATAGGTTTAGGAGCAATCTGTCTCAATACAGTGTCCAAGTGGTTTGCTAGATAGACTGCAGATTTAATTGGATTCTCGAATTTGTGCTTCTTCTCAGAAATCACATCCGACATCAATTGCTCTGCCCATCCAAACAATTCCATCTTGTTCGTACTGTTAGACTTTGTGACACCACCCTTACGGGAGCCATAGCAAATTGTCATAGTTGAACGTTTGGTCGTCTTTCGAGTGATACCAAAGTCCAACCATTCAGTTGCTAGTTTCTGCGTAGCCTCATCCGCATTCTTCAGATCATCCTTTAGAATTTCTATGAGGATTTCTGCGGCATCACGGTAAACGTCCTCTGGTTGTTCGCCAGGAATGAGGTTCACTCGTTTGCCTGTGGTATCATCTCGGAGCATAGCACTGAAGTGCTGTAATCCAGAGTTACTACCATCGATTGCAACTGGCAGATGACATATGTAAGAGGAACCTTGAAGTTGCCACTTACGATATTCAATGCATGCTGCTGCAAACAAGAATGGCTCAGATGCACCATCTTTACCATCTTCCCCATAGAACCACTCAGGATCTGCAAATGGATCTGCACCGAACGCCATGATTCTGTCATGGTTATCGTCGACCCACTTGACTCGATTCTCGAATGATGCTTTGGAAATCTTATCGAAGTCACCAGTGTTAGCTAGGTGAATCTTCAACCAATCTCCAGCTTCTTTAGTTTCAATGGACTTGCCATCTGCGAACATCCAAAGCGATTTCATCCAATCTGCTGCTTGATGATTTAGCGATGGGATCGCGTAGACTCGACCACGGAAATCCAAGAATGCTGGTAGGAACATGCGTTCCTCGTTGGTCATAGACCGAGCTTCAGTCAAATCTGACAGGAATGTTGCCTGTAACGACTTGTACTGATAGCCTTCTTTCTTGCTTAGTCCCTGTGGTAGGGAGCTCGGTGGAATCTTTCTGAACTTTCTCACATGCTCACCCTTGTCAGTTACCGAGAGATGATTAATCTCATAGGCACGTCTAATGATGTGAACTAGTTCAGTGTTGATCTTGAGTGGAACGCTTTGAATAGCATTCACAGCATCAACCCACCGAGCACCCAAGACAGCAGACTCGCGTACCACTGCTTTGTGATCACGGTTCCAAGTCTTCACCAATCGCACTTTAGATGCGACACGTTCATCGTAGTAACTACCTTCGAGAATCGACTTTGGTTCAGACAACATTGGAGAGAACACAGGTTTAGATATACGTTGATTGTCATAGATATCGTCCATGTGTTTCAGTGCACTATCAGTTAGTACTACTCTTGTGGCTTCATTGCTTATACCACCAGCGTTCTCAGATCTAATGATCACAAACGCAGGATCCGACATAGCGCATACAGTTTCAATCAGGTTCGAACCGAGCACTAATGCTCTGCGTTTGAATTCGAGTTGATCTGTAGGTTTGTCTTCAATTTGATCATAGCACATAACTCCAATTTTACTTGCGAGTGCTGTGTATGAAGATTTATCACTAGTCCCTCCTCGAGACTTGTGCTCACCTGTTGTGTTAGAACTTCCCTTGCCCATGTTGAATAGGACTTGGTATGCGAAGATAACGCAAGGTGCCGCACCAATCTTCTGTGCGTCTAACTGCCAATCCATCATAGGACGGTGTGGCTGGTTAGTTGTAATTACTTCTTCGAAGGCACTAATAGTGTCACCTGTCAGGTCCTTCATAAAACTAAATTCTGGTGCTGTCATTCGACCAGATGCTTGAGCAGATACAAACTTACGATCATATCTATCTACACCTTTATCGAACATGCCAGATTCATGGAACTTTTCTAAATGTTCGTTCATTTCTGTTCCTCGTATAAATAACACATCATTGTGTAAGACTCTGGGAGCCTCGCCTGCAGAGCGTGCGAGAATAAGCCCAAAGTTTCGTCCATTTAGGACTCATCAGTTACACTGATTTCTACTTTCTTGAAGATTAGACCTGCTTTATCGGCTTCTTCTTTGTAAGTGTTGAACACTCCGCGACCATAGCCATGCATGCCTTTAGATTGTTTGTGACAGAAATACACTGAGCCACTGTGGTTGGTGACTCGATATGCATTTCCTACATCTTCAACTTTTGTGATACCAGAAGACATTCGCCAGCTGTCACTGCCGTTATATCCTCCGTACCAACAACCGAAGACTTTCTTCAAGTCCTCGCCAATTTGTACTATCTCCCATAGGTCTGGGGCATAGTCATAATCTTTACTGTAATCATAAGATTTCATATTTATTCTTTCATAAAATTTAGGTTTGTTGTATCCAACTTGGTTGCTCTCGTTTCTTCCACGAGAACATTCTTGATTTGTCGCCTATGTAATAATTCTGATAGGACAACATAGAGTTACCAGGCACCTTGTGATGCTCAGGCATCGCTGGTGTAGGTTCTGTGAATAAGCCCACAGGAATGTTGGTTGGTAGTCTGTTCTTCAACATATCTACTAGACCAATCGCCTGTGTCTTGTGAACTTTACCATAGCGATATGTATACTCTTCACATAGCTTCTCTAGAAGATCAGCTAGCCACATGTAGTTCTTGTCGCTTGCTCTAGTCCACACTGCTGACGGATGGTTAGCATGTGTACATGAGTACATAAGTTCGTTACGGTCGTCAGGTAAATTCCAAGTCTTCTTCTTTCGTCCGAGACTTGAGATTCTAATTCCTTCAGTACCATCTAAAAGTCGATGAGTAGTTGAGAGCAACTGCGCATACTCCAATATCATTTTTACGCAATGCTTGTCCACATGCATCTCTGCACATGTCTTCGTGTCGTTGTCTAAATAGAATATGTTCAATTGATCCCACTCCTTCTCTTGATAAAATGCCCACGGTGGAATATACATTATAGTAGTTCCCTGTGTTTCTGTTTGCGACTCTTCAGTTTATCTTTCTTACTGAGAATCTTCTTGGCTTTCTGAAATCGCAGTGCGTACTTTTGCACTAGATTCCTCTTCCTTCTGTTTGTCATAATGTTTCTCCTCTAACATAGCGAAGAACCATCTACATTGATTGTCAGGAAAATTAAATGTATACTTGTCCATTTCATTTCTCAACGTGGTGTAGAAAATATCCTCACTTTTGAAAAAAGCAACCCACTTAGTGAGTTGCGTTAGATACTTTTCTTGCATGTAGCTTTTGACTTCGTTGAAGTATACAGTGCTGACTGGTCTGTTGTGATTGGGAACAGGATACCTGTCACCGAACTTAGACTTTGTCTGAGATGTTGCCTGTGGACCTGCCATGATACCTCCTAGTTGTGAACGTCTTAACTGAGGCGTCAGACTACTTGCGTCGCTTTAGGACTTTCTTCCAGTCCGCTACTTCATAGATCTGGGCGAGCCAGTCTTGAGGCAATTTCTTGCGCAGAATCGAGATTTCGATCTGTGCCTCCTCTAGAGTGTTAACTTCGACCTCAACGGTCTCCTCAAGATCGGGTGCAATTTTAGTTACGATGAATGCCATTACTTTGGCTCCTTTACTTTGCGTGGTGGAACAACTTTCTTGATGATCGTCATGCCTTCGTTGTACTGCGCCATCTCTCGTGCTTCTTTGAGAGTCTTGAAGTTGAAATCTTTGCCGTTTATTGTGAATTGCCAATATGGTCTCATGTAGTTACCTTTCGTTTATATTGTGTCAGTGCTCCAATTCTGTCATCCCAATGATCTTTGTGTTCTAAATCCTCTCGAATAAAGTCGCCGATCAATATGGGTGGCAATCCTTTACGTGCTCTGTAAAGGTTGTGGAGTTTTAGTGCTAGTGCTACTTCAAATGATAACTTCTGGTTCATTTCGTTCCAATCAAAAGTTATGATCGTAGTATGCGTATGCGTGGTCATCGATATAGAATCTCCTACCTTTGTGAACCCAACGTGTTGGATTACGCTTGCTACGACGGATAGTTATGATGTCTCCTTTAGGATCTTCTGTGATAATCCTTGGACCACCAGTGTCTACGCAAATCGCAGAGAAGCCACCAGGTATAAACTTGGGTGGTTGTTCTTTGTTATTCTCGTGACGCATCTCTTGAATCTGAAGTGTGATCTCAGATACAACTTTGAGAACCTTGTATGGGTTCACATCGCTGTAAGCCAAATGCATCGCGAACAGTTTATTATCCTTGTGCATTTCTGTGAGTTGTTCTTTCGTGTAAATTACTTCTTCTTTCATATAGACTCCTTTCATAAAGTTTATGTTGTCTAAGACCTCTCCCGAGGTTTCGTCCAATTAGGACTCATCAGTTAGACTGAACTTTGTCGCAATAGGCTAGTATCACATACTTCGCCTTGTTGATGAGCTTGCGTGCTCTTTCAGGTTCATCGTTCTCTAGCATGTACTGTGCATCGCTGAGAATGCCGACGGATAGTTCTAAAGATCCTGTCTTTAGACGCATGTTGTCTGCTCTGAGAATCATTGTGTCGATCTCCTCAGACAAACATCCGAACATTTCGATATCAACTTTTGCCTTATTCATCGCTATCTCCATAGTAGTCGTCAAAATAATCTTCATCTTCTTCGACAACGTCGCCAGTTTCAATAGCAACCTTGCCAAAGTAAATGATGTCACCAACTTTCTCACAAACAAATCCAGATTTGAACTCTATGATTTGTCCGCCCTCGATACTGTTAGGTGCTTCGTCAATTTGACTCATGAGGACACAACCAATGCCTCCAGAGTCAACACCATACTCGCGTGACTCTGCGTCTCTGTATGTACCATCTCCGTATGTTGTGGAGAATGACACAAATTCAGTTCCGTCTGCCAATCTAAATCCGCCATCAAGGACACCATTGTCCCAGATTGTTACTCGGCATACTTCATCCCAACGGTCGCTGAGAACGTAACACAAATCGCCTACATAGTAGGTACCAGGTTCCATGTACACCTGTGGATTATTCTTAATTTTCATGCTGTACTTCCTTTCATAAGATTTGTCAAAGACTGCCTCGCGGCAGTTTCGTCTATAGAAGACTCGTCAGTTTGACTGTTGAAATCCGATAGGATCGCTATCGGTTAGTGGTGTGAACTTACGACACAATGCGTTCTTTAGCTTTGCCATCTTCTTGCCGATCTTGGATGTCGCATTTTTCTGCGTTCCCTGATCGATCAACTTTTGGATTTGTGCTACGCTCATCGCTTTGAGACGTGGGTTGCCATTCTTGGTTAATAGTGAATTAACTTTCTTCTTGCTCATAAATACTCCTTAGGTTGTGAATGAGAATTGTTTGCCAAGTGGCACACTGTTTGCTACTACATAACATCTTGAGTTTGCTACACGATCACGAATAATCTTTTCGTAATCTGGATACTGAACTTGATAATAATCATCAACTTCCGCTGTGATCATTCGTACTACTTGATCGTCATCTTTAGCCACCCATCCCTCGATACCTCCATACTCGGAGGAAGGGAACGGTAACCAATAGTCAACAATGTATAGAATACTGTTGGTGTCTTGTCCCATGTTATCCTTTCAGTTATAGTTCGCAGATGTCTTCGCAGTCATCTACCATGTTCATCTCATCATCGAACACTTGGCAAACTCCGCCATCGATAATTACGATGTACTTGTCTTCGAATTCTGCTATCAGTGGAACTGGTGATTGAACACCAGCGAATCCATAATAGTCTGTGTCACTGAATGGTCTAAACTTTAAATTCTCTAGGAATTCTCTAGTTATCATATAGAAATTGCTCATAATGTTTCTCCTAAAATTAACTCATATCCGCAGGATCGCGGAAACCAATGAACGTTGGAAAGCGTGGTGCTTCCTTCACTCCGACGGCAAAGTATTTATACTTCACTACTTTACCTAGCAAGAGTTTGGGCTTATTCCACAGCAATTCGCGTTCTTCTTTCTTGAAGCCACTGCCGACTCCGAACTCGGCACCAGTCTTGAGGTCTCGAACCAATAGTTTACCTAAAGTTCCTTTGCCTTTGCCTGTGCCTTTGCCTGTTGGACGGTTCCATTCGCCATTGATATCTTTTACTTTCTCGAGATGGGTGTTAGTCATCTCTTCTTCGTATCCAATTACAATAGCTTCTGCGTCAGCGAAACGCTTCACTTTCAACAGAGTCTGTTCTGTTGCAGTTGCGCGACCTTGCTTATACAATCCATCGGGACAACGAAGCATTGCTCCCTCGTATCCGATATCTAAGAATCGCTTCTCGAAGTCATTGAGATCCTCTTCGTCTGCCACGTGGTAATGTGGGACTAGTGTGAGGAACTCGAGACCGAACTTGTCGATTGTCTCTCCTGCTTTATCCAAGCGATCAACGAATTTGTGTTTCGCATGGAAACGATCGAACACGTGGAAACGGAAATCTGGTTCACCATCCTCTGACATCACACCAGAAGTGGATGCTCGGAATGCGTCATCGGCAGTTGCACTGCCAACGATTAATTCTCCGTCTAATCCTTCAAGCTTCTTGCTAGATAGAATACTTGCAATGAACTTGTTACGGATGGGTTTCATGTTACGACTTACAGCAATACCGTTCTGAATTACACAACGGATGCCATCTAATTTTGGAGACGCCATCTTAGGGTATCTCATCTTGCCAGGTTTAACTGACTCATAATTGCTAGCCAACATTGGACTAAATACTTCTGCTACTTTCTTGGTTATTGCCATAGTTTTACTCTCTTTCTAATAATTGTTCGTTTGTGTTGTTTAGTATTTCTTCGTGAAATGCTAGGAAATCACGACATAAGTTGCGCATGCGTAAGAACGCACTACGCTCATGTTCGTTCATATCTAAGCAATCCATAGTGGATGCTTCGCTCATTGCGTCTACGCATTGCTCAAGTGCACTTTCGGTGTTCTCGAACATACAGTAGGACATGTTTGGTGTGTTGCTCATAGTTTACTTCCTTTCATAATATGTGTAAGACGTCTCCCGACGTTTCGCCTATTGAAGGCTCTTCAGTTACACTTGTTGCAGTTCATACTGCATGATAGCTCTAATCTGTTTCTTTGAGAAACCATCTGCAGACAAATAACAAACAACTTTGCCGTTGAATACTTCATGTAGAGTTATTGCATGCTTATCTAACACGTTTCCACGTTTGGCACCTTCACCAGTCATGAACAATACGTACCTTTTCAGGTTGTGTCCTAGAATTCCAACAGTAACGTTATTCCATCCTCTTTCAATTGCATTTCCGCTGTTGCCTTGATGCTTTGCTTCAAATGCAATAACTGGAGTTTCACCATCGTAGAACACTCCGCCATCTGGAGCTAGTCCTGTTTGAAGTTTACTAGTCGTTGGTATCTTTGATCGCCTTTCTAGAAGAGTGGTGAATTTCTCTTTAGATATGTTTCTTACATCTTGATCTAGCTTCTTTGATTTTACTGTAGTTGCTGTATTGCCATTCATAATATTTCCTTCGTATTAATCTATACAAAATTGTATAAGACTCCTCACAAAGCATACTCGTATGCGAGCATACTGCGTGGAGTTTCGGATATTAAATCCTCATCAGTTATACTTGTGATAGCACAAAGCTGCCGAAGCACTCTTCGATCCAATCGTACGGATCGCCTGTGCGTGCTTTGGCAACACCATATGGCATTTCGCCTGTGCTGCAATAGTACGAGAATAATGACTCGTACAATCGTTCAGTGAGACCTTCGCCTTGTTTATACTTGGCTACGTCTTCACTGTATACTGCTAGTAATTCTTTATATGCTTCTGGTTTCATAATGTGTCCTCTATATTTGGATATGTGCCGTTCTCTCGTCCGCTCAGTTCTAATTCGAATGTGATGCGAAGTTGTCCTTGCACTTGTTGCTGTGTGTCTAAGATGGCACGGATGTGATCGTTGCTCAGATTGCAGAGCGGAACATAGCGTTTCGGTTGGTCACCGTTCTTGCCATAAGTTCCCCAATGTAGATTCTGACGGATCACTTCGTGAGTGTCATCCATGTAAATTGAGATTTCCTCGAATGGAGCATCCTCATGAATGTTCCTACGTAGATACTCTGTGCCACCATCTACCATGTATTCTTTGCCATTGGCATCGACATATGTGCGGTAGTCATGACGGTGTAAGGATCGCAGCACTGTCCCATCTGGAGTGCGGATCTGATTCAATACAATGAATCTTTCTGTCATGTATTTCTCCTTAGATTTCGTAAACGGATGCGCGACCAGGATTTACCCATTCTGCGAATAGTCCGTGGTCTCGAAGAATCTTACACAATAGTCCAGATTTACCAAACTCTGGATTCTCAAGATATGAATCTCCATCGTAATAGTTCAACCATGTGTCTGATTTAAAATCTTCAGCAGAAATGCTAAAGTTACCATCGTCATCGTAGTGCTCGTAAACTGGACAGCCAAGTTTGGCTAGTTTGTTGTATGCTTTAATGTATGCTCGTTTCATAATGTTTCTCCTTGTAAAATGTTGCGAGAATAAGGCAAAATTTAAATGCCTGTCTAATACCCTATGCCTTCCTGTCACGGATCGGTGCATAGTAATGCCATCTGGGGCATCCATAGGGTTTCGTCTATTGAAGACTCATCAGTTAGACTGAGATGTAACTTTTACTGCTGTGGTTCCTAGAGCAGTCTCATAGAATTTGGTTTGCTCAGAGTCTGACAGACAATTGCTTGTCATATCCATGAATCTATCACGGATCTCATCTAAACGATTCTCTAAAACTGACATGTCACCATTGCCAACTTCGAACCAAATCTCATATGCTCGATATAAATCTCTGTGAAGTTGATCTAATGCTATGTTAACCATAGCTTCTTTTAATGTAATAGTCATAATAATTCCTTATAGTGGTAGTGAAAATCCAAAGAACAACAATGCGAAGAAGACGGCAAACATGATAATCCAACCTAGGATTTCTCCAAAGCTGGGTTTATCGTTGAATCGATATTTCATGTTAGTAATTTCCTTTCGAATTGCGTGGATCGGGAATTGGATCGATATCTTTATTGCTAAAGCTAACTTTCCGTTTGAATCCTACAGACGGTTCGTCGTCGAACATCAATGTAGCACGTTGTGTAATTGGCATAACCATATTCCACTGGTCTACAAATGAGTCCAATAAACCATCCGAGTAAATACTCAGACTTATGTCGTTGTATTTACATAGTGTTCTGAATTCCTCAGAACTGTAATCTTTATCGTTGATTAAAACGCTTAAACTGTGTTTCATAATAGATCCTTTCATAATAATTTAATCTAAGACTGGTTTCCCAGTTTCGTCGTTACCGACTCATCAGTTAGATGTTTAGAACCATCCTAGGATTGCTCCTAGTGGGAATATAAATATTCCACAAGCTCTTGCAATAGTTTTTCCGCTCACATCCAATTGTGAGAACAGTTTAACTATATTTGCGATGTAGCCAAGTACAGCAGCTATCACCACAATAACAAATACAATAGTAAACGCTAATTCCATATAGTCCTTTATTTCGCTAGTAAATATAAACCAATGTTACTAAATGCGTAACCAGTGTACACTATCAAGTTTGGTAGTGATCCTTTGAAGTATTGGTCTAAGCCAATTCCAAAGTACACTAAGCCGATGATGATAATAAGATATTTCATTTCAAACATTTTTAATTCCTTTCAATAATTTTCTAATTCTTTCCCTACATACCAAAACCAATTACGGAAATGGCCAGGGAACATATCACAGTCAGACTGAGCACGATCTCGAGCTTTGTCGTATAGACGTTGTAAGTCCATATAACAATCGACAAGTATCGCTACTTCGTTCAACTGCTTCATAAGTGTGTTTGCCTTTTCTTCAGAACAGTGTTTCTCCATGTCTGTAGTATTAGCATAGTAAACCGCAAGTAATGCGGAGGTTTCTAAATAGTTCATATTATAGATCCTCTGCTGCAAGCATATTTGGATTGCCTGCAAAGATTTCTTTGAAAGCTTTGATGAGTTCTTCATCATTTAGCTTATAAGTGAAACTTGAAGTGTCACACTCCATATGTATGGCACTAACCATACCCCCACGGTTAAACCCGTTGTATATAATTTTATTCATAATAATTTCCTTTCAATAATAAATAATCTAAGACTAGGTTTCCCTAGTTTCGTCGTTACCGACTCATCAGTTAGATGTTGCTATTTTCAGGTTCAAGCATAGCTGCTTATGGATTAGTTAACAATACTAACAGAACCATCGTGATTCACATGAAAAGACATCGTCAATAAATCAGCACGATTTTGACAATACTGTCCAGGTTGAATAACTTTAGTTGCTACCAGATACTGCTTCAAGGCATAGTCCTTGATAGTTAGATCGCAAGTTCGAACTACGATTTCCTTCAGTTGTTCGCCAGTGTAAACTGACAAACCACATTTGGAAAGGAAACTCAACATTTCAGTTGTAGGTTCCCAATTCGCACTTTCGGAGTGACCTTTTACTTTGGACACTTTGCTTTCGTTGGTAATGCTTGTGAAGCGGAAATTCGCTTTCATATAATACTCCTTATAATAAATAATAAATCTGTTTCGTCGTTTCCGACTCATCAGTGTGGAACACATCCACATACAGAGCACCTTGTTTGCGGCACAAGATGCAAAAGCCCTCGCTAGGATTGGATAAAGGGATCCAATAATAGAGAGTGTTCGATTCGCCATAAAGGCATGCTCTCGAACTCGCATTATAATCTAAGACTACCATGCCAGTGTTTCTGGTCTTATTGATAGTTTCGTCGTTACCGACTCATCAGTTAGATGTTATGCTGCTTCCAATTCTTTGACGGTCTCTTCGACAGTCTCAACGGTTGCAACTTTTGCCTTATTCTTCACAGAATTGGCTTTCAATGCTAATTTCTCAGCTTTTACACGAGCTTTCTCAGCGAGTTTGGCTTCGTGGTTCAATTGGCGAGAAACTAATTTCTCAGCTTTCAATTTGGCACGAGCTTCCGCACGTTCAAGTTTGGCTTGATTCCATGCGGCATCCTTCGCTGCTTTGCGTAGAGCACGTTCTTCAGCTTTGGCGAGTTTCGCACGTTGATATGCGGCATCCTTCTCGGCTTTAGCGATTGCTTTGGCTTGAGCTTTCTCTTCTTTGATACGAGCAATGTCAATATCAATGAATCGTAATGCTTCTTCAGAGAACTTTACATTCTTGAAGCCCATCTCACGAACTTTGTCTCCAAGTTCATAGCGATCGGTGAATTTACCGATTTCCTTTTGTTGTACTACTTGAATGTTGCGAACTAATACTAATTCGTTGTTTACAAGTGTAACTTCTAATGGGATAAATTTCTGTTTCATATGTTTCTTTCATAAAGTTTAAATAAAAAAAGTCCTTGTTAGGACTTGGGTTGATTGTTCCAGTTGAATAGGACATTCACATAGTTCCAGTTCTTCTCTTGCGAGAATCTTCAGTTGCTTTTCACACTAACTATGAGTAATCTTCTTCATTCAGTCTACTTTCGTAGCTAACAATGAATAGGTGGAAGTTTTACAGATCTTCCAACTGGTTGAGTTCGATTTATTATTTATAGACTCCATCTGTTCAACTCTGGACTAGGTCTTTACTACAGCGAGATTATTTGGATCGCAAATCCATTTGTAAGATTGAGGATTACAACTCCTTGATTCGCTAAAGGGAATCACTCTTTTGATTCGCTAACGAGAATCACTCGGATAGAAACGATTTCTCCATTTCTTTCTAAGGGGCTCTGAGCGATTCCTAAGCCCTCGTAATACCTCGTTTCTTGGTAAGCCCTCGACAGGAGAGGGAAATCACGTCGTAAAATGGGTCTCCAAAGCCTACTGCAAGAGCTTTTGTATCTTAGATAAAACATCCGCAAACCTTAGAATCACCTCGGAAAATTACTAAACACCTCGTCCTCAGAGCGACCCTCGTCCTGCCTCGTGGAGATAACGAATTAAACACTGTAGGAGCGAGTAGATGCGAGGAAAGGATTTTGCCTTATTACACAAACCTCGACAGGACTCGTGGAGATAACGCATGGAGATAACGCATGGAGATAACGCATGGAGATAACGAATGTAGATAACGCATGGAGATAACGCATGGAGATAACGCATGGAGATAACGAATGTAGATAACGAATAAATATCCTCTGGAAGCTTGCTTACGAGGCTAGGACTGTTGACGGTGGCCATCTATTCGAGTCCGATTGGAATTTATCGTGACGGTGGAACTTTCTCCAAATTGAGAATTTTATGCCGACTTACTCAAACACTAGGAGTGGGTCTGTGAGCATAAGCAGTACGTGCGTAAATTGAACATTTATCCTCAGATTACTCAGTGTCAGAGAGACAAATGAATATTTGATGCGAAGTTACTCAAACAGAGAGAATCGGTCTTCACCCCTAAGGAGCAGATGCTTAAATTGAGAACTTCAATCGGACTTTGTCAATATTTGGTGACAGCTTTCTGTGAAATTACTCAAACAGAGAGAATGGCTCTTAAAGCCTAAGCAGTGTGTGCTTAAATCGAGAACTTCAATCAGACTTGCTCAATATTTGGTGACAACTTTCTGTAGACTTACTCAAACAGAGAGAATGGGTCTGTGTAGATAAGCAGTAGGTGCTTAAATCGAGAATTTATCCTCACATTACTCACCAAGTGAGCATTATATGTAGACTTACTCGAACAGTTAAAATGGGTCTGTGGAGATAAGCAGTTGGTGTGTAAATTGAGAATT